GAAAGAATTCAAGAGCTTTTCTGTGTTTCATTTCTTGTAAATCTCTCATTTTTTGCAGACGAATTTTTAGTTTCTCCAACTAAATCATCTTTCTGTTTTATTGTTGTAAAAACTGTTTTGATATTTCTAATTTTAACATCAATTACTACACCTTTGGCAGCTGGATTTGATGCAATTTCAGCACTATCAAATTCTTCTGTATAAACAAAAGAACACTCACAGTTTTTATTACGAATAAACTTTACCACTATTTACCCTTTTTGGCAATACTCTTATGTCTTAAATTCTTTGTCATCTTGCAATAGATTGCAAGATCATTATAATTATCAGCTTTAAATTTTTTGGTGCAACGATATAGTTTTAGTGCCATCATTAGGTGTCCCACATCCTCAGGGGTTAATGCTACCTTAACTTTATCAAACAATACAATAGAGAAAAGCTCGGCAAGTAAAGCAAAGTTTTCCTCATAATCACCATACTGTTCGTGGCGTTCTTGCATAATCTTTTTATGAATCTTTTCTTCAATAGAAATAAAGTCGTCTTTGTTAATCATGTTAATCCTATAAATTAATTATTATATCCAATCAATAGTGGGTTTGCCATTGTAGTTTATATCATAAATAAACCAACCAAACGCCATTAAACCACCAGCTAAAGTATTACTACTAGCTTTCTTGAATGGAACTCTTTTACTAAATATTAAAACTTGTTTTAATTTGTTTTGATTAAATATTAAATTTCTTCTTTTAATACCTTCTAAATAACTTATTTTAGAAAGCATAATAACTTTATATTTAGCAAGAACAAATGCTTTTAAAGTAAATTCTGTTGATAAATTAAATGGTGGATTAGTTACAATATTATCTGCTTTTCTTTCTGACTTTAAAAAATCAATTCCAGTTTCTCCATAACCTCTATTAATTAAGTCAGACGAGTAAACATCATAACCATTGGCTATTAAAACTTTAGACATTGCACCATTTCCACATGCACATTCCCAAACATTTCCATTTAATTTAATTCTATCTAATAATGATTGTGTTGCAATTTCTGGAGTTGGGTAAAAATCATTTTCTTCTCTATCTTTAGCTGTATTAAAACCTACATAAGCTAATGCTGATGACTTTTTCATGATAAAAATTCCTTTTCTGTTGTTTACTCTACCCTTGGGACAACGAAAGGTTGGATCTATGCGATCCTGGGTAAAAACCCAAGGGTAGAATGAATAGTATTTTTATATACTATTAGTAGTTACGATTACCAAAGCTCTTGTTATTTGCAAAGGATTTTTTTTGAAATCCTGCAGTTTTAAAAGAACCTTGTGCTTTGTTTTGTGTTGGTTGACTTTCTTTTTTAGTTAAAATGACAGTGTATCCACCTGTTGAATTACCATCTATATCAACCCCATCAAAAGCAGCATAATCATACCAATCTCCACAAATATTCACATTCATTTTCCAATTTTTACCCTCTGGTGCTTTTGGAGAATTAGGTGCAACAAATACTGGTTGATTGTCGCCTTGTTTTTTATTTAAGTTAGGAACAAGATTTAAATATATCTTGTTCTTTGGTTGGTCGTTCATCTATACCTCATTTTGAGTTATGATCTCATTACGTTTACTTTCAAACTTATTTAAGATTGAATTGTAAGTATTGAGATCTTTTATTTTTATTTGATTTAGAAGATCTTTATTGGCACGCCACAGAAAATCTAGTTTAGCTGTATGCGGTGCATGATGCACCTTCTTCATCAGTTCATTAATTATACTATCATCATTTATTGATGCAGTATCTTTGCCATTCATGGATTTTACTACAGCGATCCCAAGATCTTTGTATTCTTCCATTGAAGTTAAATCTTCAGATAAGATTCCAATGAATGATAAAGCACGTGTGATTGCAAACGTTTCTGCTATTTCTAAATACCCTGGCTTATCTCGGTATTGTTTAGAATATCCACTTGCAACAATTCTTTCAGGATCATAACCAAGGATCTCACATTTCATAATTACATATCTATCTGAATGCTCAATAATCCTACAATTAATACCAAATTCAGTGCCAAAAACTTCTCTAAAATATTTTATCTTTGACCAAGCTGACACTGTCTTTTTACCATGTTGATTAATGTATGTACCATGTGTTTCACATAAATCATTAACTTGTTTTATTTTTTCTTTCATCGTTTCCTCTATATTGTTTTATATTTACAAGTGTAGGCAAATACTTCTTTTGATTTATAATATATGCCAGTCTTGTTTCTTGCTTCACTAAACCCATTTGTGTGTACGTATGTATATTTATTAAATAAAGAATCACATAAATAAGGATTAATTTCATTAACTTTAAATTCAAATGAATGTGTTGTGCCATTTATAAGAATAATTGTTAAGATTATTTTCATTTAGCAATTAAATAAACCAGCAATAAAAATATAATTATAACTAAAAATATTTTTATAAACATATCTCTAAATAATTTATCCTCTCGTTTTTTTATTTGTAACATTAAAGCATCATTTATAAATTGTTTTTTAATTTTTTCTTGTTGTTTATAATAATAATTTATATTCATTATATATTATCCCATAATGATGCGGCTCTACGTACGTATTCTTCTTGAATATCTTTCCAAATAAAACTAGAAAAATCTGGTGGTGGTATAATCTTTGCCATTTCATAAGGATTGCCTTTACAAAGATAAACTAAATTCTGTCTTATCTTAGATTTAATTAAATCTTGCTGCACTAAAAATTCCATGTACTCAGGCGTAAGCAATTCGCAAGTATCAGGTGTAAAAATATTATAACTGTCTTGATTGACATAAAGTAAGTGAGGAATTTTTTTTGTAGCATACCAATAGAATGCACATTGTTTAACATGATTAATATCAGGTTGTTTAGGAAGATAACCTTTAATCCAACTAAAACCAGCTTTTGTATCTGATTTTCTTTTTGATCTATGTTTAGTTTTTAATTCTATGAATTTGTTTTTATTATCTTCGTAATCTATTCTACCTAGTTTTGGTAAAATAATATCTTTAAATTTATATGAGCAATATCTTTCGCTGGCTGACTCTTCTGCTAAACCAATATCTTTTATGGCTTTCACTGTAATCTTAATCATATCTACTAAATAATTTTTAGTATCCTCGTGCATTTCTTTATCAGCTTCGTTGTGTGCTTGGTATTTATTATATTCTTTTATTTCTTCTTGTATAATTTTATCTAAATCTTGTTTTTCATTTAATATTTTTTTCTCAGCATCATATATATATTTAGAAACATATCGTTGCGAAGCTCTACCAATGGATAAACCAGCAGTTATACGATGATTAATATTCATTAATCTACGATCCTCTTGTGTGAAGAGGCAATATTTTATTAGCCAATCGGAATCTGATAATGTTTCTTGTGATGGTGAACTGTGATCTAAATTAAGTTTTTTATAATAACTTAATGCTAAATCCTCATCTATGTTTTTAATAGATGAGATACTATTATTATTTGTTAAATCAATAACCATATACCTCTCATTGTTTATTAACTAGTATCAAATTGGTTATTCATGTCAAATACTATTTGACAGATATACCCAAATTGTTTATTTACAATGTAACGAAAGGAAATTAATGAAAAACAAATATAAAAAACAAATAAGTAAATTGTTAGCTGCATACCATAAAAAATGGGATTGCTTTGGAAAGGAAATAAATGACACTACAAGAGTACAAAGAAAAAAATAAATTAACAAATAAAGATTTAGCCAAGCTCATAGGATTGTCAGGTAAAAATCCTATTGTATCTGTAATTAGATATTTAAAATCTGAGAGACTTCCTCATCCTAGAATTATGAAAACAATTATAAATAAAACAAATGGATTAGTTAAACCAAACGATTTTTATGATGCATATTATGAAAAATATAAATTATGATAAAGTAATTATTGAATGGTTAGATATAAGTTCTGATGGTTGTGATGAAGCATGGAATACTGAGGATGAATTTAAAAATTTAGTTCCTGCAGTATGCACAACCATTGGTTATTTGTATGAGGATAATGATCATTGGATAAAAACCTTTGCCACATACAGTTTTAATTCTGATAACACATTAGATTTTGGGGATTGTGTTTGCATTCCAAAAGGTGTTGTTAGATCAATTAGAAAAATTGAAAATTAATATTGTAATTTTTTATGGCGTTTTTAAATCATAACATTCCAGTATGGAAAGCAAAAGTAAGATTAGAATATTTATACAATAAAAAAAAACATATTGGCGAAGAAGAGCTATGTCTTATTCATTCCATAACAACATTAGAAGGTAGAACTCCATTGTTTGATATTATGCTACCCAATGGTGCCAACTATGCAAGGCTACCAATCACAGCTTTTTTTTCTGATAAATACAATAGAAAAGATGTAATTGATTTAGAATTAAAACAAGTTGTGTATTGGGATTGCTTATCTTATTTTGCTAATGTTATTGAGTACAATGCTTTAGCTACGTCACAGTGTAAGTTTATTGATCGAAATAATAAATTACATAGAGCTAATTATTTATTTAGTATTGATTACTGCCAACCTGATATGAATTTATTAAATATAACTTACAGTGAGGTAAGTGCGGAGCATAAACACCATCATATTCTAGAATTAAATAAAAATGATGAATATCAAGGAAATTTTGCAATCATACCAAACAATAAAATATTATTTAATCTACCTAATTTTACAGTCAAAGATCAGATACCAGATTATAAAACTAATATGGATTATCCTAGCGTTGAAACAGATAGTTGGAGTACGTCAGATGACGACAGTTTCTATTATAAAATTAAAAACTAATGGCAAGATATAATTATTTCGTAGGTGGCTTTGGCGATTACTATTCTGAATGGTTTAGAAACAATATTAATGGTGCTGGTTATATTGATATAGATCAGGTATCTATTTGCATTAATAAACCTTGTTGGCAACCTCTAGCGATAGTTGAAACTGTATATGATACAGGTAATTATAATAAATATACCACAGTTATTGAATTTATAGCAGAAAAACTAGGTATTCCAGCATATCTTGTTTATTATAAACCAAGTTATATGAACACAAGCTCATTGGAACTAAAAATCATGCGTCTAAAGCCTCTAAAGTCGGTTTTAGAGGGTGTTTATGAGGGGGATTGGGCTGCTGAAATGATACAATTACAGGAAGAGCATAATTTGGTGTGTAAGTATAAAAAATAATGGCTAAATATACTAGTCATGTTAGGTTGCCTATAAGTTTATTTAAAAACAAGGTATTCTTAGGCTTAGCAGGTAGGAATAAAGCCGATTGTTTAGCGATACTTGTTGTGCTTTTGCGGTACGCAAATCAAAAAACAGGCGAATGCTATCCAAGGCTTTCACTTATGCACAGCCTACT